AGCGCTGCGCTTAAAAAATACTTGATTGTTCGCCATATGGCCCCTTGATAAATAGCTGTGTATATACACATCATGGTTATGCAACCTTATATTTATAATAATTCAAAGTGAGATGATAATGAAAATTGCCTTCATTGATACGTTTGGTCTATGTTATGATGGTACAACTTTAACGAAAAGAGGTTTAGGTGGATCGGAATCAGCTGTCATTCTCTGTTCACGCGAGCTTGCTAAGCTCGGGTTCGACGTTACGGTCTTCAACGACTGCACCCATGACGACACAAGCCCCGGAACGTACGATAACGTTCGGTACAGGCCACTCCAAGAAATCGAAAGCACAACAGATAGCTACGACGTTCTAATCGGCTCACGCTCGGTTGCTGCGTTTGCTCCTGCCTGGATGAGAGAGCGTTTTAAGACGTTCTCGTATATGCCAGATTTCTCTAATATTCAGCAAAGATCTAATCACAAAGTATTGTGGATGCATGATACATTCTGTGATGGCGATGATCTAATTGAAGATTTTCTTCTCAACGGCTATATTAACGAAATATTCACCCTTTCTGACTGGCATACAGTATATGTCTCCACATGCGATCATGGTAAGCGTCGTATGTTTGAGGTGATGAAGAAGTATATGTTCATTACTCGTAATGGTATGACCAAGTATCATGACTGGGTTGACATTACTAAAAAAGACCCTAATCACTTTGTATACAATTCATCTGTTACTAAAGGTATGCGTCCTCTAGTATACAAAGTATGGCCGCGTATTCGTGAGATGATACCTGACGCTAAACTAACTATCATTGGCGGCTATTACCGCATGCGTTCTGATCATGCGCCTGATCAGCAAGAGATCGAATGGCGCGAGATGGTTGCTAATAATCCTGACATTAACTTTACAGGAGTAATTAAGCAATCAGAGATCGCTGACATTCTCTGCGATGCTTCTTACATGATTTACCCAGCTGACTTCCCAGAAACCTTTGGCATTTCTACTCTAGAGTCGCTATATTATAATACGCCTGTTATTACTTGTTACTTCGGTGCTCTAGAAGAGACTGCATTTGATGCTGCTTGTTATAAGCTTCCTTATTGCGTAGTACCTAACGGGCTCTTCCCTAATATCAATCAAGATGAGCAGGCTGAGAAGTTCGTTCAACTTACAATGGAAGCCTACAATAACAAGTATTTACATCAGCAAAAGATGTATGCTTGTAATGCAGTTAAAGATATCAGCGGTTGGGATTCTGTTGCTCTACAATGGAAGCAGCATCTCTTTAAGAAGCTCGGCTGGTTCATGCCAGTAGATGAATACCGTAAAGCTCAAGAAGTTAACTATAAAGTGCGCAAGACATTCGGTAGACGCTTTGTTAACGAAGAAGAAGTAAGGCCACCAACTAGTAATATGCAAAGGGAAATAGGCGTTATTACTGCAGTATACAACGCTGAGAATTATATCGAAAAGTGCATAAGATCAGTTGCACAGCAAGATTATAGATGGTATACAATGTATATTGTCGACGATGCATCTACAGATAATACAGCTGCGATCGCTCGTAGTACTATTGACTCTCTACCTGAAGATATACGTAATAAGTTTGTATTGATTCGTAATAAAGAAAACATTGGCGCAGTTGCTAATCACTATAAGATTATTAATGAGTATATCGGTGATGAGAACTTCTTTATGATATTAGATGGAGATGATTGGTTAGTTAATAATCCAAATATCTTCCACCTTTACAATAATCTCTATCATGATGGAGCTGAGTTTACATATGGCTCTTGCTGGTCATTAGCAGATAATATTCCGCTAGTAGCGCAGCCATACCCACCTGAAGTTAAAGCAGCAAAAGATTATCGCAATTATAAATTTAACTGGGGTATGCCTTATACACACTTGCGTACATTCCATGCTAAACTATTAAGAGATCTTACTGAAGATGATCTCAAAGTGTATGGTCAATGGCCGAAAGCAGGCGGCGATAATGCCCTCTTCTATTATTTAATTGAAAAAGCAGATCCAGAGAAAGTTGTTTGTGTGACTGATATTAATTACGTTTATAATGATACGAACCCAATAAACGATTATAAGATTAACGGTGACGAGCAGAATAAAACCGCTGCAGCTATTACTAGTCGTAATCAGAACAGTAAGCAGTATACGGTTGTTGTACCTACAATGTGGAAGTATGAGCCGTTCAAGGCTTTTCTAAACGAACTACTGCGGCATAATAACGTAGGGGAAGTCATTCTGATTGATAACGACCCTATGCACACTCCTTATGACCTCCCTGAGAATAGCAAGCTTCGCTATAAGACATTCGGTGCTAACATCTTTGTTAATCCGTCCTGGAACTGGGGTGTAGAAAATGCTGCGTTTGACTATGTCTGTATTCTTAATGATGATATGAAGTTCGATCTAAACGTATTAGAAGATCTAAAGGCTACACTGGAAGACCCTAATACAGGCGTATGTGGTATTATACCTGGGGTTGAGCAATATGGTCAGCCACCTGTAACAGATGGTAAATACAATATCGTTGCATGGACGCAAGATATTCATCAGTTTGGCTTTGGCTGCCTGATGTTTGTTAATAAGAACAACTGGACCCATATTCCAGATGAAATTAAAGTGTACTATGGTGATTACTTCATCTTCGATACATTCTTAACTTCAGGTAAGACTAACTATTGCATTCTCAATATGAATCATGAGACACCATATGCTCAAACTTGTGAACCTCTCTATATTAAAGACGCAGAGCGTATGACAGCCCTTCAAGAGAAAGAAGGTCAAATCTATGAGAGTATTAAACAAACTATCTGGAATAAACCTGAAGTAGTTGTACCTGTTAAACCAGTGATTGAAGAGGTACAAGCAGTAGTTGAAATGCCACGTGAGAAAACTATTCTTATTGCTATTCCTACTAACAAGAACATCGAAGCAGCGACATACAAATCTATCTTTGATTTGAAAGTACCTAAAGGGTACAAATTACACTTTCAATACTTCTACGGGTATCAGATTGATCAAATTCGTAACCTTATTGCTGAGTGGGGCAAGGGCCATGACTATCTATTCTGTGTTGATAGTGATGTTGTTTTACCTGATGACACTCTTCTGAAGATGGTTGGATGGGATAGAGATATTGTATCCGGTCTCTATATTCAGCGGATTCCAGGCACTCATACTCTAGAGATATATGAAGAGAATGGCTATGGTGGGGTAATTAACATCCCATGGGAGAATATTAAGCTTCGCATCGGGCTGATGGAAATTGCTGCATGCGGTTTCGGTTGCGTTCTTATTAAGAGCGAAGTACTGAAGGGTATGGAATATCCTCATTTCGTTTATCGCTCAGCTCTTGACCATGCGCATACCTATTCAGAAGACGTATATTTCTGTCAGAAAGCTCGTGAAGCTGGATTTAAAATCTATGCTGACACAACTATTCTATGTGACCATGTCGGTAGCTTTTCATTTAAAGTGCAAGATGAAAAACCAAAGTCAGTAATTGAGTATATTAGAGATGAAGATAGACTACCCAAAGAACAAGTAGAGTATCTGCATTCTATCTCAAGTCTAAAACCTAAAGTAGTCTATGATATTGGTGCGTGCGTACTGCATTGGGAGCGTCATGCTAAAGCTGCATGGCCGGATTCTAAGTTCGTTCTATTTGATGCTGAACCTGGTGTTGAGCGTATTCTTATGGAATCAGGTCATCCTTATCATATCGGTCTTTTGACTGATAGAGACGGGCGTGAGGTAGACTTCTATCACTGGCTCGAGAACCCAGGTGGTAATTCCTACTATAAGGAAATTACCCCAGGTTGGGATGAGTATGGATTTAAAAAGACAGGGTATACCCTAGATACTATTGTCAAGCTCAATAACTTCCCGCTACCCGATCTAATTAAACTAGATGTACAGGGTGCAGAGATTGATGTACTTAAGGGTGCTAAGATGTGCCTGGAGCATTGCTCAGATGTAATTCTTGAAGCACAGCATAAGACATATAACGAAGGTGCACCCCAGGTAGATGATGTGCTCAAGTATATGGATGAGCTTGGCTTTGAATTGGTTGCTAATATTAACCGCGTTGAGTTCGACGGTGATTACCATTTCAAGAAGAAAGGTTTTCGTAACTCATGCGGACCAACAAAAGCTGTAGTAATACGCACCTATGACGATCCTCTATCAGCTTCATACGCTGCACATACGGAGCAATCATGCCGTGATGTTGGTTTAGAAGTTATACAGTGGAATGGTTTTAATAAGAACCATCACACTTTACAATCACTAACAGAACTTACCGGTGTTAAATTTGGATCAATGGATATAGGAGCTGCATGCGCCTCAGCTTCTCATTACGGTGCATGGCAATACATTGCCAGCCTCCCTACAAATGACCCTGTAGTTGTATTAGAACATGATGCTATCATGCTACACCCGATAAAAACTGATGCGCCTCTTCTCTGGGACAATAATATTATTGCATTAGGTTATAAGCTAACTGACCCTACAAAATATGATCATATCACAGCAGGAAGACCGAACCTCGTAGTTCCACGCAAACGCCATTCAGGTGCACATGCGTATATGATTACTCCGAATACAGCGAGAGCCCTTCTCAAGGAATTGGCTGAGAAGGGCTCGCAGAGAGCTATTGATAATTTCTACTTTATGCGGGTTAATGATCCAGGTGATACCGAATCAGATATCCCATTATCTCTTATGGTACCAACTCCGGCGATTGCTTGGTTGCGTAAATCAACAATCTGGGAGCATCCATCAACATTGAATTATGATGTTCACGAGTCTTTTAGTACTCACCACAGTCAATAGTACCGTT